GAGACAGTGGCGTTGTGCTTGACCCGTTCCTCGGTTCCGGCTCAACGTTGGTGGCCGCGCAAAAATTGGGTTGGTCTGGCATTGGGATCGAGATCGACCCTGCCTACGCGCAGTCGTCGATTGAACGTCTCAGACCGCACCCTGCGGAGCCAGAATAGCTGATATTGCTCCCAAAGAGCGGCCAGCGGAATGACGCTATCCCAGCTATTCTGCGTGGTGCCGTAGGGGAGATCGCACAGTATCAGGTTGACGCTGTCGTCTGGAATCGCCTTCATGGAGCTGGGGCAATCTGCCTGAATGAGCGCAACTCTTGACATGGCGTGTCTCCTTGACGTGCCTCTGAGCCTCTCTTAATAAGGTTGTCAGACCGTTAACCTATTCTGAGGAAACGGAAATTCTTGAAGCGCTTGGAAACTCAGGAAAGCCGGGGCGAAAATTTATTTTTGGGTCACGAATGTATATAGGTCCATTTTTTATTTCGTCACACCTACCTCCCTTGACATACCCCAAGCATACCCACCATAAGGCCGCTGTTGATCCTACAAGCGGACACCCAGAAGTATGACAATCGTCAAGATTGAACCCACCGATGAGCACCCTGTGCCCTTCAGCACAGATGCGGATGAACCTAAGACTTTTGTCGAAGCGGTAAACGTAGCTGCAGATACTGCTGAGCTGCTGGTGGGACTCGGAGCGCCTCTCGAAGTAGACCCGGATACGGTCCATCGGGAGAAGAAGCTGATCGAGGATGTCATCAAGAACCAGAAAACCAAACCGCTACGCCGTGCTCCCACGGCTTTCGCCGCTGCGGAGTTTCTCAAATCCTATGGCCAGCAGCTGGCCTTCGATGCGGCACAGGCGCGTGCTGCCATCACGCATAAGCTCATGGAGATCGCCGACTGCGGCGAGACTAAATATGAGCTCAAAGCCCTCGAACTACTGGGTAAACACAGTGATATCGGCCTGTTTACCGAGCGCAGCGAGATCACCATCAACTATAAGACCCCTGAGGACCTTGAGAACGCCATCAAGGAGCGGGTCAAGCGCCTGCTCAATGCCGATGTGATCGACGTTACTCCACTGGGCCGGAACCTCGACGAGGAGCTAGGTATCGCTGACAACGCCTCGCTCATGGCCGAGCTTGAGGCTGTGCACGAGGAAGAAAACACAGAGGATACCGACGAGGCGGAAGACGCTGACTGGGATGACGACGATGAGTAAGCCTGAGCTGAAGGTCGTGGGTGAAATTGCGCCTCCCGACTACAAAGACCCAGTGAAAATGCTGCGCAACCTCGCAGATAACATCGAGAAGGGTGACTACGGCACTGTTGAGACCCTAGCTATCGCTCTGGGCGGCACAGCTGGCTACGAAATGTTCGGTGGTGGGCGGGACAGCGACATGGCTCACTGCGCCTTCCTGTTTGCAGCAGCGCACGCCAGACTCACTAATATTCCATGGGGACCACCCAGTGGTGACTAATGCTGAGCTCCTCAGTTCGGTGTCGCTCCACGACATTCCGAAAATCCTCCCTGCCCTATCCACGTCGGATATGGAGATGCTGCTGGCTGAGCTGGAGCGGTTGGAGGAGCTTAAGCACAAGCAAGCGACACATGAGAAATTCATGAAATTCGTTAATGCTGTCTGGCCGACGTTCATCGGTGGGCGGCATCATGCCAAGATGGCTGAAGCATTCGAGCGGGTGGCAAGAGGCGAGCTCAAGCGGCTCATTATCAACATGCCGCCTAGACACCGACTTGATTTGAAAGAAGAAATTCCGACCAGCGCCGGGTGGAAAACCGTAGAGACAGTCGCGGTGGGTGACTATGTGTTCTCTCCCGATGGTACCCCTGTGCTTGTCACCGGTAAGTCGGACATTTACGAGGAGGACCTCTACGAGGTGGAGACTAGCGACGGGCAGGTTATCACCTGTGATGGGGACCACCTATGGACTGTGCGCTTCGGCTCCCCTAGCCAACGTCCCTTCGTTACCCTGTCAACTCGGGAAATTCTCCACAAGCTTGAGAATGAGAGCTGGCGTGAGATGGGAAATCTACCCACCCTTCCCTCAGTATCTCCGGTGCATTACCCAGAGCGTGATCTACCTATCGACCCCTATGTATTGGGGGTGTGGCTCGGAGATGGGGGTTCTTATGGTGCGGCTATCGGATGTTCTTACGCCGACATGCCCCAGATGAGGGAACAAGTGGAGGCTTGCGGGTATCAGACTACCCACAATCCGAAGTTCCAGCAGTTCAATGTCTTGGGCCTGTATGAGCAGCTCCGTCAGCAAAACCTGCTGCAGAATAAACACATCCCGGAGGCTTACCAATGCGCTTCAGTCTCGCAGCGTATCGCGCTACTCCAAGGACTCATCGACACGGACGGAGATGTAACCAAAGAAGGTAAGATCACATTCAACAACAGCAATGAGCGCTTGATCGACGACGTACTCTCTATCCTCCATAGCTTTGGGGTTAAAGCACGGAAAACTCGTCGGCAGACCAGCTACAAAGGTAAACCAAGTCAGCCGTCGTTCCGGATCATGTTCAAGATGGCGGGTGCAGCTCGTCTGCCACGCAAGGCGGAACGATGCAGGGCTATGCGCGGTAATTGGTCGCGTAGTATTGATGTCCGTAGGGCCCACCGTAAGGGTAAGGTCCGTTGCCTTGAGGTAGCCAATGAGGATGGTCTGTTCCTCGCTGGGCGTGGATACGTTTGCACGCACAACACGAAATCGGAGTTCGCCTCCTACCTGCTCCCTGCATGGTTCCTTGGCAAATACCCCCACAAGAAGGTCATCCAGTGCTCGCACACCGCTGAGCTGGCTGTGGGCTTCGGGCGCAAGGTGCGTAACCTTGTTGATACCGATGTGTACCACAAGCTCTTCCCGGACCTCTCACTGAGCGCTGACTCTAAGGCGGCAGGGCGATGGAACACCTCTAAGGGTGGCGACTATTTCGCTATCGGTGTGGGCGGTGCGGTGACGGGTAAGGGTGCTGACCTCCTCATCATCGACGATCCGCATTCAGAACAGGAAGCTGCGCTAGCAGAAGTTAATCCAGACATATACGACAAGACATATGAGTGGTACACATCAGGTCCCCGGCAGCGTCTACAGCCGGGGGGGTCTATAATCGTGGTCATGACTAGGTGGTCAAAGAGAGACCTAACGGGGCAAATCCTCAAGTCTTCTGCGCAGCGTGGTGGTAATGAGTGGGAAGTCATTGAGTTCCCCGCCCTCCTACCATCTGGTAACCTCTTGTGGCCTGAGTTTTGGTCAATGGAGGAAATTAAGGCGCTCAAGGAAGAGTTGCCCAACGCCAAGTTCCAAGCCCAGTACCAGCAGGCACCCACCAGCGATACCGCCGCCATCATCAAGCGGGAGTGGTGGAGGACATGGGAGAAGGACAACCCACCTAACTGCGACTTCATCCTGCAGTCGTGGGATACAGCATTTGAGAAAACCCAGCGGGCCGACTATTCGGCGTGCACGACATGGGGTGTCTTCTACCATCCCGACGACAATGGTGTCACTCAGGCTAATATCATCCTGCTCAACGCCTTCCGGGACCGGATGGAGTTTCCGACATTGAAGCGCGTGGCGGTCGAGGAGTGGCGGGACTGGGAGCCCGACTCGATCATCATCGAGAAGAAAGCCTCTGGTGCTCCGCTTATCTACGAGATGCGGGCTATGGGTATACCAGTGCAGGAGTTCACCCCCTCTCGGGGTAACGACAAGATCAGCAGGCTCAATGCCTGTGCCGACATATTTGCTTCTGGGCGCGTCTGGGCACCAGATAACCACTGGGCTGAGGAGGTCATCGACGAGGTGGCCAGCTTTCCTGCGTCGGATCACGACGACTATGTTGACTCTGTCTCGATGGCGCTTATGAGGTTCAGGAAAGGTGGTTACATCACCACTGATTTGGACGAGCCCGATGAGCAAAGATACTTCAAAAGTAACCGTAGCCGAGGGTTCTACTGATGGAAACTCAGAAGCATATGGGCCGCAACCAGTTGCTGAAGCGGCTGTCAGCTCAGGTGGGTAGCGAGAAGTTGGCCAAGGAGCTGCTCATTAAGCGTGGGCACATGACCGAGGGTCGTGAGCTCACTGCCAAGGGACGGGAACGCAACCGGATGACCGCTGAGGAACGGGCTATTGACAGGGCGTCCAAGAAATCTGGTTACAGCGATAGCAAATATACATATAACCCCGCTACCAACCGGGCCACATTGAGGAAAAAGCGGTAATGGCTATCGAGAAGTCACTGGGCCAAGCGCCCTTGGGGCTGGCTATCCCTGTCGGGGACGACCCTGAGATCGAGATTGAGATCGACATCTCCTCTGACGAGGACGATGAAGATGAGACCGTCGAAGAGGATGAAGAGAGCGACTTTGCTGCCAACCTCGCCGAGGAGCTTGATGCCAGCCAGTTGGCTAAAGTGGCCAGCGAGTTGATCGAGGAGTTCGACGACGACATCAACGCCCGCAGCGACTGGGTGCAGACCTACGTTGATGGGCTTGAGTTGCTTGGACTGAAGGTAGAGGATCGCACGGAGCCGTGGCCCGGCGCGTGTGGCGTGTATCACCCCCTTCTGTCTGAAGCGCTGGTCAAGTTCCAAGCCGAGACCATGATGGAGACTTTCCCGGCTCAGGGGCCGGTCAAGACCCAGATCATCGGACAGGAAACCAAGGAAAAGACTGAGGCGGCTATCCGCGTCAAGGATGATATGAACTTCCAGCTCACTGAGCGGATGGTTGAGTATCGCCCCGAGCACGAGCGGATGCTGTGGGGTCTGGGTCTTTCTGGCAACGCCTTCAAGAAAATCTATTACGACCTGAACCTTGAGCGGCAGACGGCGATGTATGTCCCAGCCGAGGACCTTGTTGTGCCCTATGGCGCGTCTAGTCTGGAGGTGAGTCCGCGTGTGACCCACGTCATGCGCAAGACAGTCAATGAAGTGCGTAAGCTACAGGCTGCAGGGTTCTACCGGGACATCGAGCTGGATGAACCCACGGATACTTTCGACGAGATCGAGAAGAAGATCGCGGAAAAGATGGGCTTCCGAGCTACAACCGACGACCGGTATAAGCTGCTCGAAATGCAC